TATATTTAGACCCATTAAAGTCTCCTACTTTTGCCTCTCTTACAGTTACATTATGCCATCCTTCTGCATAAGATTTGTTAGAGCTTTCTTTTATTGTTATAGGCATTTTTATTCTCCTTGTTATTTATTATCTAGGTTTAGGGGGTGATACATAATTACCATCATCATCATATTGTGCAATACCAACAATAGCTGATAATCCATATCTTCTTCCATAAGTAATAGCAGAACCTACGCCTTGAGCGTTTTTCTTTTCTAATGGAAGTTTTACTTTAGAACGAATCCATTGTCCTGATGAATGCATAAGTGTAGTAGTTACACATACAGCACCAGGTATAACTTCATTACCTTGTGACACAGATAAACCGTGTTTAGATAAAAATGGAAACGATGATTTAATTACACTATGTAAATCAGCATAGCTTGAGTTGAAGAATGGATTAGTACTTTCTTTTTTAGCACCCTCAAGTTCTGATTGTACTTTTGCAAGAGCAGTTGCTAATTTATCAATCTCTTGTGATTTCCAATCTGATATTCTTCTTTCTTCAGGTGTTTCGATTGTTTCATTATCCATTTACTTCCTCCTCATACTCTTTTAACATATTTTGAGTAGCCTCAATTGCTCCTTCAACTTTTATTATAGTTACTTGAAGGTGTTCGTGGCTTTTTCTGTAATTAGCTAATGCAGTTTTTAAATTCTCTACAACAGAATTTTCTTGTTTTTTTGTATTTTTATTAGTTTTAGCCATTTTGTTTGTTCTCCTCTATTAATAGCTTGTTAATTTACATTTTCTCGCACAATTATCCAAGAAAATATTACTTTATGTATGAATAAATTGCATGTCCTGAGCCTTTAGCAATTTCGGTGTCAATTTTATGTCCATCTGCTCTTAATTCAAATATAATTGCACCTAATCTAAAACTTCCATACAATTCTAACGCTTCAAGTGGTGTAATTGACTCACCTGAAACTAAATGTGCTAGAACTTTAGATTTTTTACTAACTTTTTTATCTTTTTTCACTGTTTTGTCTCCTATTGTTATATTTATTATTGACTGTGTAAGTTTAATGAGGGCAGAACCTCGAATTTCCACCCTCATTTTAATCTCTAAAATAGTAATTTATACTCGTAAGTATAATATCCTATCGGCAAGATTAATTAATACTAAATCCACCTGAATATTCAAGAAACTCAGCAAAATCTGCTACATTTCTTATATCAAAAGGATAACTTTTAGCAAATTCATCATCTGATGCTAATACTTCATCTGCATATTCTGATTCGTATTGTTCAGCTGTTCCATCTTCAATACTCATTTGTAAATGCATTGCAAGTGTCATAGCACCTTCAGCGTCTAAACCTGCGCCATCATTAGCATGACCTGATTGAAATAATTCTTCATCAATAAGATTTAGATTGTAATGTCTACTTATAAAGTAACAATAATTCCATAATGGTCTCCACCACCAACAATTATTACGAAAATAAACACCAGGATTAGCTTTTTCATAAGCATTATATTCTTCCCAATACTTATCTTTAACTTTTTCCCATTCAGGGTCCTTTTCTCTATCACCCCAAGGCACATCTTCATATTTAGCATAAAGAGGAAACTCATCTTTAGATTTGTGTATTGTAGGGTTATTACCATATACATCCATTCCCATTTTATTCTCCTAATCTAGGAACTGCTGTTCCCTTTAACATTTTATTAACAGATTCTAATGTATCAGAAAACTCATCTACACCATGAAGTATATCAATAGCTCTATCTCTTTTCTCTTCTAACTTCTTAATATCATCAGTTATTGTAAGAGATTTATCATTTTTCTTTGCTGTTTCGTTACAACACCATCTAAATGCTCTATTTATATCTGTTATAGTATGATTACTACCATAAAGACTTGGTTGATTTTGTCTTATTTGCCAAGATAAATCCTCAGTATCAAGAGTATTTTTAATTTCATCAAATACTGCTCTTATTTTATCACCTAATTCATCTATTTGAGGTTTTAACTTATTATATTTATTAATAGTTTTATCTAAACCAACTGCTTTTAAGTATTTCTTATAAGCTTGTTCGGAAACATCATAAACATGAGAAGCGCTTTGTTGTCTCAAGTTTAATATTTGCTCATTAATTGTTTTACTTATTCTTTCGACAAAGTATTTTCTTTGTTGGACTGACATTTTAGATTTCTTCATTTATTTCTCCTTCTTCTTTTAAGAGGTTAAAGTTATCACAGTGTTTTTCTGCGAGTTGTTTGTTTAAAAAGTAATTACCATCTGGTGTTATCCAGACAATTCTTAATTCAGTATGTATTTTATTCATCTATTATTCTCCCATTGAACTTTTCTATTATTAAGTCAGTTAAAGGGTGTGGTTCTCCTAAGTCTCTTTCTTTTTTTACTACTTTACCATATCTACCCATAGCAATAGCAGATTCATCTATCCAGACACATTTACCACAATTCCAAGGATTTTTTTTACAGTTTTTCTTATGTTCTTTAGCTTCTTCTGTATCACAAAACCAAGTCATTTATCCCTCCCATCTTGCTATAGTTATATCACCATCTCTCCATAACCATAAGATTTTCTTTTCAACTTCACTTATTAAGAATTTCTTATCATATTTAAGGTCGTTACTTAATTCACCATCTTCAAATAAATCTTCATCAGGATATTCTCTTAAATTCCATTTAGTAGCCATTTTATAATGGTCATACCAAACATCATCAATACAACCTCTATAATCAGGGTGCCAATTATTATTTTCAACTAAAAGAGCTAAGGTTTTGTAATATCCCACTAAGAAATCTGAAGGCCATTCAATAGTATCTTGATTTTCAAAGAAGTTTTTTATTTCTTCTTTACTATATTGATTTATCT